GATCGGCCGTGCGTGTTTCAGCGCCACCACTTGTACTACCGCCACCGCCACCAATACTGCCCAAATTTATTGTCGGCAAACTCGGTATATCGGTAAACGGGTTAATCAAATTCATGCCACGAATAATCAAATTGATTGCACCAATAAACGAATTAGCAAACACCTCAAAACCTGCAATCAGACCGTTAAGCACAATGTTGACAATGTTGCGAAACGTCTCGAATTTTGTGTACGCAATCGTCAAACCAGTTACCAGCGCTGCGATACCGACCGCAATTAAACCAAAAGGGTTGAGCGCCATAGCAATATTTACCGCGACGATTGCGGCTGCGACTGCCGATATAGCGCCTGCAATAATCATGAACGCTTTAGGGTTGCGTTGCGCCCAGTCAGCCATTGCCTGCAAATACGGCAACACTTTTTGCAACACGGGTAGCAACGCCGCACCGATGCTCTCTTGTGTTTCAGCCAAACTGTTTTTAAGTATCTTAAATTTGCCTGCCGCGGTTTCTGCCGATCGTGCGGCCGCGCCACCAAAATTATCGTTCAACGCCATCATCACGACATCGAGTGATGCACCCTCTTTAATTAGCCCAGCCATTTCAGGCGATAACGCACGTAGCCCCTTCATGTTGCCCGCGTACGCTTTGCTTAATGCGTCGCTGACGGTTGCCAAACTTAAACCCGTGGCGGTCGATACGTCTTGAGCAAGTGTTAACGCGCTGGTTGCGTCACCAACATCTTTAGTACCAACAAGCAACGCCGCAAACGCTGGCCTCAACTCACTATCAGCCGTACCAGTCGCCCTTGACATAGCCGCGATCATGTCCTCAGTCGCCGCAACTGTCGCATCAGTAGCACCAACAACGTTTTGCATAGTGTTAGCCAAAATCGCTTGTTGCTGTTCATCTTCGGCTGCTGCTTTAGCCGCCAACCCCAACGCACCCGCAACCGCCGTTAACGCCGCCGCTGCCGGCACCGCCGCTTTCTTGATTGCAAATTGTGCTTTTTCGCCGACGGTTTCTAATTGCTTAAATTCTTTAATTGCTTTGTCAATGCCTTTGCCGTCAAACTCGCTGACAATAGGTATAGATAGTGCCATGTTTACAACTCGCTTTGCACAGTACGCATAGTTTTAGCAATCATCTTTGTCATCTCGGCCTCGATACCGCGACGCGCTTTATACACCGCCGGGCCGATCAGTCGAGTGCGACCAGCGCCAACAAACCCAAGCGCGTTACCTAACTTGTTTGCGTTAGCGCGACCCGCCGTCTCAAACACGGCTGCCGCAACATCTTTTTGTTCTATAAGAATTACGCCGACGGCGTTACGTCGAGTGTCAAACCTCATCTTGACCCCGTTGGCTGCCTTGCTTGGCACAAACGGAAATATCTTGCGGGCGTTTTGTGTCCATGCGTAACGCATACCCGATAACGGTAAATCTTTGTAAACCGCTTTACCTGCGTTAATCGCTGGCTGGGCGATCGCGGTTGCGTCAGCCTTAAAATCTTTTTGCAATTGCGGGTCAATTTTGCGCAACGAGTTGATCGTCTGTTTAACCCCGACGACTTCAATAGTTGTTGATGCTGGCATTGCGCTACCTCTTTTGCTTATTTAATATCGTAATCACCGTTATTAGGTCGCGCGTGTCAAACTCGATTGCCGTAGGCCAGTACCCTGTTGCAACTAATAGTTCGGCTAGTTGCCGTCGGTAACTGCCTACGCCGTATGGTTTGGGTCTGTCTCGTCGATCGCCTCAATGGTCATGTTGGGGTTTGCTTTAACCCAGTCTCGATATGTTGCAGGCATTTTTTCGCCGCTAAGTTTCAACAAGTTGTACGCCCAGCAAACTAGATCGGTATATCCGATGCCTTTGCCGTCGCTAATTTTGCGACCCTCGGTTTTTTCCCATTCGCAAATAACAAACATGTTGGTTGTTAATTCGAGTGGCGCTGTGCCGTCTTGTAGATCGACTTTTAGTTTTAATCTCATTGCCTGTTCCTGTTCTCGGCCAGTATTGGCACGTTAGATCATGTTACGTCAACTGTGTAACTGCCACCAACAAGTTCGATGTCGTATGTTGACAATTCGCCAAGGTTTGCGTTGACAACTGGCAACGCGCTTAAAAACGTGTTGGTCAACTCAAAGCCGGGGTTTGTTGCGGTGTTTGCGCCTGCCGCTGGGGTCACCTTGATATAGCACTTTGTGCCGACGAGCACCGACAACAACGCGTAACTTTCTGACGACGCGTACGACGCATACAAAGTCAATGTTGCGCTGTTTGATTGCAAGCCTGCTGTGTTGGTGCGGGCGGTTGAACCGAACGCGGTGTCTTCAAGTGCTTCGACAACGTAGTTGACGGTGACTGCCGATACTTGGTCGGTTATATCAGTTGTCGCGGCGCTTGACGCACCGATTAAAACGACTGGGTTTGATAGATAGGTGCTAGTTGGCATTGTTACTCCTTAGTTGTCTGTATTAGTTTTACCATAACGGTTGAGTGTTTGTGTGCATTACGCGGTTTGTGCTTGTACGCCGACCGATAGGTCGTAGCACGGGTATTCTTGCCCGCCTATGTCAAGTGTGCCGGGGCGACCCGACATGACGATTATCGCCGACCCCAAAACCGTTGCCGTGATTTGCAATATTTCGCGCAACACGGGTAAACCTGCTGGGCCACTACCAACAATTTTGATCGGGTAGTCCATGCGTACGATGTTGCCGTTGCCAGCAATCGTCGTAAAACTTGGTGCTTGAATAAACACACAATTTGGCACAAGTTTTGTTGGGTCGGTCACGACACGCAACGACGTGATTGCGGTAAGCGTCGTAGCGAGATCGTCTAGCGTCTCGTTGAAGAGATCGGTGTATGGTGCGGGCATCAGGCAACCGCTGGTCGGTCAATACCTAACAACTGTTTAACGATCGGCGTTAGCGATTGTTGGGGTGCTGTACCCATGCCGTCAAACGACGCAAACACGTTCTCGAGCGAACCACGCGAACGCCACAACGCCGCGCTGTACATCAAAGTGCCGAGCGTTACGTCACCGCTAGGCGACGTGCTAAGGCTGTCGTTGTAGCCTGCCTCGGCCCGACGGCGACTGCAAAACTGGTTGCCAGCACTAACGGCCTGTGTAATCAGCGTGTAATCATCTGACGGATTAGTGATCGACACACCCAAATACGTGACTAGGTTTGCTGCCGTAATCCACGTGCAAGTTGGCGTGAACGCAACCGTGCCGGTGTAGATCGCAACGAACTCGACTGCGTTGCCTGTGCAAGCGTAAAGCAGTTGATTAGCAATCGGCTGTGTTTCGTCAAATGTCCATTCGCCCGTAACGCTGTCTATGCCCGTGTATTTGTATTGCGGGCAATTCAGTACCGTGAACGTGCCGTCAAACGGTGCGCTTAAACTGCCGACAGTAATGCTGTCGCCAACCTGTATGTCAGTTGGCTCGAGCGTAGAAATGCAGGCGTAGTTATTTAGTAACTGTTTTGACGCTGTTAAGTATGTTGCCATAAGCGGTTTTGCCGCCTACGACTAAGCCAGCGCTAGTTTTTGCAAGAACGCTGATTTTGCAACGAACGTAGCGAAGTAGCCGTAATAACTAAACGTGCGGCTAAGTGTTGACGGTACTTCTACCGAAACGATACCTTTTTGCTGTTCGTAAACTTCATAGCCCGGCGCGTAAGCGACGATCATGGTGTTTGACGCAAAGTTGTTGTCAACGATCAATGTTAAGCCAAGTGGATTGAGTGACGAGTACGACAAGTCTGCGCCTGCTGTACCGATCGAGTTTTGGCTAATGACGTTGTTGCCGTTAATTGCTGGGAACAATGGTCGCTTTGAATTGTCCAATTGGCGACCAAGCAATTCCCAAACGTTTGGCGACACAAACAAATGTGTCGGGAAATAGTTTGAAATGCTTGCGATATTTACCGCGCAACCATAAAGCGCTGTCATCAACGATGACGGGTCGGTTTGGTTAACTGTCCATGTCACACCTGAAACTGTGCCGCCTGAAACCATGTTGTCGGCTGCAATGTTGTCAGTTGCAATCAAATATTCGCCTGCAAGGTCGTTCAAAACCAAATTCATGGCTGCTGGATCGGTAAAGTCCATGTCTTGATAAGTCATCGTGACTTGACCAGCAACGGTTGTTTTTGTAACTGTGTTTGATGCGATCACCATTGTTGTCGCTGATGCAGCAACGCCTTCGGTTTGTGTTGCTGCCGAAGTGTGCGTTGTGATCGTTGGGCGAATAAATGTTTTGCTTGGTGTGTTTGGCATTGCTCGAGCGCCCAACGCTGATACAACTGGTCGCACAAAGTTAAGGTCTTGGAATAGTGGCCCAAGAACTGGTACTGGCAACAAACCCGGTGTATCGGTTGTCAAAATGTCACCCGCGGCTGCTTGCAATGCTGTTTGCTGTTTGCTCAACGCTGCTTTGTAAGCGTCATTGACTTTGCGGAACGTGTCGCCACCAATGTGCATTGCAGCAAGGTAATCGCCCGCTGACGGCATTTTAAATTCTTGTTTTGGTTGCGCCCACAATTTTTCAACTGTTGACTGTGCTGCTTCAACTACTGGTGTTTCGATTTTGTCGCTCATGGTTGTTTCCTGTTCTGTGTCTTGTTCTGATTGTAACTCTACTTGTGGCTCGGTTTCGTGGATAGTCTCGTCGGGTGCGCTGGCTGCGACCTCGGTGATGACCGCGCCACTAAACGCGCCTTCGCTAACTAGCGACAATTCCGACCAGTTGGCGGCCTCAACGATCATTACGCCTTCCTCGTCGTAACTGAATTTTGTTGGGGTAACGCCTACAGATACCGCGTCAATAACGCCGTCAACCATAAGCGTCATAAATTCGTCGGCTAGTCGAGTAGCGCTAAGTTTGGCTGTAAACATCATGCCCTGCGGGGTATCCACACGCTCGACAACTTTGCCCAAAATTTGGTTGCTGTCATGTTGGCCGTAAAGTTTCGGGTCGCGCCCCGTGACTGGCAACGACCCTTGCAAAAACCGTACCTTTGTACCGTCATTGACGGTCGCTGTTTCGTCGTAGGTGACTGCTACGCCTGAGATTGAGCGCGACGGCAAGCCCTCTGCCGCCGCTGCGTCAACCGTGATCTGTGAAGGGGTAAGTCTGATCATAAATTTTATAGTACTCCATTTGGTATCGGGGTTTCGGAATTGTCCTCGCGGTAGTCACTCATCGAGTATTCGCCTTTTAGGTAATCCTCAACGTCAAATTCGACGTATGTGCCGTTTGGTAGCACGTTGTTTTGGCTGAGTGTGCCAGCGATGCAATCGGCGTAAGCACGAACGCCAAATGTCCACAAGTCCATGCGCGCTTCAGCGCTCGACTGGTACGAGTACGAGCCGACCGATACGCCTGCAAGGTATGGCGGTATGTTGCATAGTCGTGCCATTTCCATTGCTTGAAACTCTGCGCTGTCAATCAACAACATTTTGTCAGGGCTAGTAAGTGTCTCTGTGTAGGTAACAAATTCGTTTAGCGCTGCTGTTTGGTTTGTTGCTCGAGCCGCATTAAACGCTGCTGCTAGATCGGCTAATTCTTGTGCGCTTAATGGCTCGCCACCAGTTTGACGCAAAATGCCTGCCGGTATTGCCGACGATGAATTGCGAAACCGTGCGGCCTCAAGTTGTAACGCTGTCGCTATTGCTTTTTCGCTCATATAAACGATGCCTTGTATCGGCGACAAGAATTGCACGACATCGTTTGGGTCTAGGCTGCCGCCTTGAAAAATAATTTCTTTTGACGGCGCAAACCAAACTGGGCCTGACTGGTCGAGTGTTTGTACCATTGCGGCAGGTAGTCGAGTGAACGATGCTGGGTATCCGTCGGCTGTGCGTGAAGTGATATACCAAAATGCGCGACCAAAGAAAAATAGATCGTCAAATGTCCACGACATGATAAAACTGTTCGGCAATGTTGGGTCTATGCGTCGTAACCAAGTGCGTGGCGCTAATGGCACTTTTTCCATTTCGTCGCCGTTCCAAATTTCGTTGTACATTTTTAGTTGCATACAACCAAGCACCGATGCCATTAGATCGCGCGCTCGACTAACGGTTGGTACGCTCATTGCACGGTTGCGAGCGTCGCCTTCGATATACGAGTAGTACTGGCCGATCATTTGTGCGCCGCCGTTGTTGACGCTGTTGGTGTAATACCCGCCTGCGGCTGCCGCTTTTGTTGGCTCAGGCGATATTGCCGCCTTGTTTATTGACCGTGAGAATATCGCCATGTTGTAAGTATGCCACCAATTTATTTGACGGGTGTTGATAGGCGACCGCTAAGCGTCAACCGAGAAAGTAAGAACCTAACGGCCGCCCGTGACGATACTAGCCACCTGCTACGACGATCATTGGTTTGCCTGTTGCTGTTGGTCGTGATGCGAGCGCCGCCGACCAAACCAAGCACCGAGCCAACTCGATCGGGCCGGGTGATCGTTGGCTTGATAACGCGATGCTGTTTTGTGACCTGACTGCGACGGCTCGTTGTACGTGTTCGGCAAGCATATTTTCGCCTGTGTGCCAAAGTAGTTTTTCGTTAATCATCGATTTGATGCGTGGCGTAAATTTAAGTATCTCGCCATAACCGACAACTGCCCTGCGACGCTCAAGCGCTAACGGCCAATGAATATCTATTGACGGGCTAATAGCAAATTTAATTGCCGTGTTTTTTGTTAAGCGCTCGACGTGTTGCAACATCTCGTCGTAGGTGTCGCAAACAAATTCGACGGTGACGACGGTGCGCCGATCGTCAAGCACGACGGCTCGAGTAGCAAAATAGCGGTCGTCGGTCAGACTGGTTTCTATAGCGACTGTGCCGCCGTCGGGCATCGCGTCGGTGTACTCAAGTTCGGGCCATAAACCCGGTGCAATCCACGATTTGTCAGACGCGACCCAAAGGTTGCATGACGCGCGCAAAAACGACGCACGATCAGGGTTTTCACTTTCAGCCTCAATCGTTTTTAACGTCAATGTTTTGCCTAGTGCTGGGTTTGCCCAACCCCACGCGCGACTATCCATAGGCGATATATCAGGCGGCGGCGACCACTCCGCAAAATAAAGCGATGACGGCTCGCCACGGTCAATAGATCGCAAACCTTGCTCACGCCAACGCTGCATCGCGGTACTTGCTTCTGTGCCAGCGGTTGACCACGCGCTCAGTAATGGTGATCGGCGGGCGCGCTGCGCTGGTAGTAAACCGCCGTCAATGACAGTCGAGCCAATATCCCAAATCTCGTCAGCAACAATCAGATCGCATGACATACCGTGACCGACGCTTGAGTTGGCTGCACGGATAAACCATTTTGACCCGTCGGGCATGGTGACTTGGTTACGGCCGTACGACCGCATAAGTTTTGCACCAAACCGCAACTCGAGAATATCGGCAAGTTTGTCGTAAAGCATGACTGCAAGATCGAGACGGTGCGCCGTTGATAGCACGGTTTGCGGTGCGCCCCGGTGCTTAGGCATCTCCGTCAACCACCAACCGACCAGCGCCGTCAACGCAACCGTTTTACCGTTCTGCCGCGCCGTAGAAACCATTGACATACGATGCAAAAAATCCCCGTCGCCGTCAAACAACAACTGACCGTCAAGAACCCTCTGCTGCCACGACATCAACTCCATGCCCAAATGC